GCCGCAATACCCGTTTTAAACCGGGGTATGCCGCATATGTGCCGCCTAAAGGAGTTCACTACAGCCGAAAGACTGAATTTAGACCAGGGAACCGTCCGGCAAACTGGCGGCCTGTCGGGAGCGAGCGGATAAACGCAGACGGCTACATCGATATAAAGATACGGGAGCCTCGAACATGGAGAGCAAAGCACGTTATTGTGTGGGAGCAGATACACGGTCCGCGTCCGAAAGGCCATTCGATCATATTCGCGGACGGTAATAAGCTGAATGTGGACCCTGATAACCTGATATTGGTGTCACGGCACACGCTGCTGGTGCTTAACAGAATGCGGCTGCTGTACCCGAATGCGGAATTAAGTCGATCAGGCGTCGCTATTGGGCGGCTGATTGCTGAAATAGAAAACCGGCAGAAAGAATGTCGGCGGCGGGTACACACCAGAAAATAGAAAAAGCAGAAAGTGAGGTCAGACAAATGATGAGATACTGCGATACGTGCGCGAGCGCGTCGGTACCGGGGTATAAGCGGCCATGCATCGGCTGCGGGACGGCGGAGCGGAGGACAGGCTGGCGTCCGAAGTGGCTGCGGATGCTGGTGAAAGCGGCGGCGTTTCTGCTGGTGATGCTGCTGGTGATGGGGCTGTATATGTGCGTCGGCAGGGCGGCGGCACCCGTGGAGGATATGCCGGAGGAGGCGGAGCCGGTGCGCGAGGTGCAGGTCAGCGTGGAGGACATCACCGCGGTGGCGGCGCAGCTGGCGGAGCTGGACGAGGAGATCATCATGCTGGCGCGGCTGATACACAGCGAAGCCGGTATCGTCAAAAGCGACATGGAACAGGCGGCGGTCGTCTGGTGCGTGCTGAACCGTGTGGACGCGCATCATCGCGGCGATACGATCCGGGAGGTTATCACTGCGACAAGCCAGTTCGCCTGGGAGCCGCACAAGTCGTACAGCGACGAGCTGTATAATCTCGCGAAGGATGTGGTGACGCGCTGGCTGCTGGAGGCGCGCGGCGTGGAGAACGTCGGGCGGGTGCTGCCTGCCGAGTATGTGTATTTTGCGGGGCGCGGCGGCCATAACTGGTTTCGGACGTGGTACAGCTCAAAAAGCCGGAATTATGATGGTACTTTTTGGGACTGGTCGCTGCCGGATCCGTATGAAAGCGAGGGGTAAGGCATGGACACACAGGAGGCAATGAAAATATACGAGGGCATATTTGAAGTATACAACATTGCGAGTCGTGATGGCGTTGAGCTTCAGCAGGTGGCATTTGGCCCGCAAGGGCTGGAAGCGCTGAAGGTGGGATATTCCGCGTTAAGCGAAACAGCTGCAAGGGAAAAGGGATGCTATAAATGCAACGATCCGGTTTTGCAGTACGCGGCAGTATCGTTTCCGAAAACCGAGGCCGGAAAAGTGAACGTGAAAAACATGGAGGCAGAAGAGGCGTATTTTTGCCCAAACTGCGGGAGGGATTTATCATGATCATTCTGCCTATGACGCGCGAGGAGATGCGGGCGCAGGCGAAGCCGATATCGTTTTGTCAGAAGCTGGTGCCAGCGGTGCGGGACGAAAGCAAGACGCAGACGCGGCGGGTGGTGAAGCCGAAAAGAAAGGACGGCCTCATCCATACCGCGCCAAACGGGAAACCAGCAGAATACAGACCATATGATATTGATAGTGTAGAATTTATTGAGTTGTGTAAGCCGCGGTATAAGGTCGGGGATATTCTGTATGTGAAAGAAACATGGCAGTCATTCTTTCCGGAAGAAGTTACGCCGAACCATCAGCGCGGGTCGCGCAGCTGTTCGGGTATTCCAGCGGAAAGTGCAAAAGGCCATTACATGTATTATTACTATCGCGCAGACGGAGAAGTGCCTGATCACCCAAAGTACGGCAAGGCGGTGTGGATGTCGTGGCCGTTTATGCCGAAAGCGGCGGCTCGGACGTTCGTGCGCGTGACGGCGGTGCGGGCGGAGCGGCTGCAGGAGATCACGATGGAGGATGCGGTCTGCGAGGGAGTTATGCATTACGACGCGATGCCGAAATACACGCTTATACGCAATATCGGAGGAAACATACCGAGATCGAATTTTGCTTTTATCTGGGACAGGCTCAACGCAAAGGCCGGGTATCCGTGGGAGGCGAACGACTGGGTGTGGGTGTACAGCTTCGAGCGGGTGTGCGCGCGGGATGAGGCGGCGGCATGAACATCGATGTGCTTGGGACAAAATATGAGATCATCGTGAAGAAGCTGGGCGAAGAAGAGGTATTCGAGCGTCTCAGCGTATGCGGCTTTTGCGATGAGTTTAACAAAGAGATACTCGTTTGCGATCCTGCGTCATGCGAGGGATGGGAACATGCGGAGCAAAAAATTATCGACATTGCGCGGAAAGAAATAATCCGTCATGAGATCATACATGCGTTTCTTATCGAAAGCGGACTCGGAGCGGCCACAACGGAAAGCAGCGGCGGCTGGGCAAAGAACGAAGAAATGATCGACTGGTTCGCAGTGCAGGGTTTGAAAATCTATACGGCATGGAGAGAGGCAGGGGCGGCATGAGTAAACGGAAAAAGAAAAGCTACGCCCGCAAGAATGGGAAAAACGAAGCGATAAGAGATTTTGCGCCCGCGCTTGAGCCTTTGGCTGCGGCTATGGTCAAAGACTCAGACGATTACCAAAAGCAAATCAAAGAAGGCGCGGCAAAGATCGGAGTGGATCCGCGCATATTGGAGCGGCGGGTCGTGATAGAGACAGCGAAAAGAGGCGCGGCGGTGATGCTCTACGGAGAGGAAGGCAGGCCGGAGCCGGTGGGGATTTTCGGGGGCGGGAGGGACCAAGGTTGATAATAGCCGATCAAAACCTGAATGAGACGCCCGCGCACTTTGAACTGAAGCAGATCGCAAAGTATCTGTTGTGGAAACGCGGATACAAATGCATCGCGACAGAGGTCGGCGGGTTTCATGATTTCGAGAATGACATAAACGGGAAGCCGAACCGAAAGAACACCATCGATGTGGTCGGGCTGAAAACGGCGGGATGGCATGGCGGGAGAATACCGCGCATGAAGCTGATGGGGTTTGAAGCGAAAGCGAGCCTGTCGGATTTCAGAAGCGGGTATTGCACGGCATGCGAATACACATACATCATCGCGCCGAAGGGAGTTGTGCCCAAAGCGGAGCTGGCGGCGGGCGTGGGGCTGGTGGAGGTTGACCTCGCTGAGTACAGGATCGGACGCGAAGGGACACAAGTATGTTATGCCGGCATCGAATGCGTCGCAGAGGCGAAGTCGACGCTGGCCAAAAGGTTCGACGACAAGCAGCAGCGCGATCAGTGGGTGCTGTCACAGGTGCCGAGGATGTTCTACCGGGCGGCGGCGGAGAACCTCTGGAACTGCGCGAAGATCAGGCTGTCGGGCGGAGAGTAGAGGGGGCAGAAATGGTGACGGCGACGAAAAAGAAGTGTGAGTTTTGTGAAAGGCTATTATGGCACGCACAGAATAAAATTGGGAACGAAAGGGCCTTTGTATGTTATCGCATACTCAGTTTCCGTGACGGCGAAGTGAAGCATCCGCGAAACCAGCATGCAAGCCTCACTTCAAAAAGTTATCGTGGAAAATATTGTCCGATATGCGGGCGGCGGCTGACAAAAGAATTTAACGTTTGATAAAGGAGGCTGACGGTGACGGTGATGCAGGTGGAGAGCAGGCTGCTGGATTACATCGTGCTGGAGGCGCGGATCGTTGCGGCGCTGGAGAGGCTGCGGAGCAGCGGCGGTTATACCGGCGGTCGTGGCGTGGCGCTGTCGATGGGGCCCGGAAACGCACCGCTGACGCAGGGCTTTTCGTCGGCGCATACCGGGAGGTCGCGGCGGGAATGGCTGGATGAGTTTTATGCGAGGGTGGAGAAAATGCCCGCGTTGAGCCAGACATACAGCGACGAGATCGCGGAATGCATCGAGCAGCAGGAGGAGATACAGCTGATGGTGCGTCGGGCGGGGCTGGACGCGGAAGAGGCGCTCTACTGCGAGCTGCGGTACTTTCAGGGGCTCATGGTGAAGGACCTGCCGCTGCGGTGGCCCAAGCGGATCGGGGAGAGCAGGCTAAACGAGCTGCGGCGGCGGTTGCTACAAAAAATAGCGGATAGAGCGGCGTAATATACAATATATAGTGAAAAACGAGGCAAGAGAGGGTTAAACGAGGCAAGAGAGGGCTTGATTTGATTTTTGAACATGGTATACTATACTATGTAAAAGTATCAAATGAAACGAAGAGCTTCGGAATTGCCCGGGGCTCTTTTTGTATGGGTGAATGAGGAGGTAATGATTATGGCGATGACTGAAGCATTCAGAAACGCAATGCTGGACGCGGGCGCGGCGCTGATTACGCACATCGGGCTGGTCAATGCATCCGCGACGGAACTATCAGGCGGGTCGTATGCCCGCAAGGCCGTATCATGGGCGGGTGCGGGAAGTGGGGTTAACCGCCCGACCGCAGATTTGACTTTTGACATCCCGGCGGAAGGTGTTGTCGCTGGATGGCGCGGGTTCACCGATGTATCTGGCGGCACGAATTACGGCGGCGCGGCGCTGACACAGGAAACTTTCGCGGGCGCGGGGCAGTACAAGCTTCTTGCGGCCAGCACGGGGATATCGGCAAGCGACCCGGCATAGGAGTGCGCAATGGCAACCGTAACGAAATACGCGCAATCCAACGCCGCTATTACTACCGGCTGGACGAATCCGACAAACGCGTATGCGGACAACGGGAGCTATGCCACATGCGCTCCGGGTAAAAATGCAAGTGTTGTCAGCGACTTTTATAATTTTGCGTTTGGGATTCCGACTGGCGCGACGATCAATAGCGTAACGTTCGAGTTCCAGTATAAGGCGTCAACGAACGGCAGCAACGGTGCGATCACATTACAGCCGATTTTAAATACCACCCTGCGCGGAACGGCGATTTCGGGAAATCAGGCGGCAACAGCAGACACAACCGAAAGCAGCACGGCTACGGGGGATTGGTCGCTATCGGAACTGAACGACAACACCCAGGCGGGCGGCTTTAAACTGCGGTTGACGGGTTCGCGGGGTAACAGCAACACGGCGGTAACAAGGTCGGTCGATTATGTCAAAGCTACGGTTGACTACACTCCTGCGGTTATATCAGGCGGCAGCACGGCAAGCGTTACCGTATCGGCTCAGGGCAGCGGAACAAAAACGGCGCAAAGCGGGGCATCGGCTCAGACGGTTGCGGCGGCACAGGGCAGCGGAACAAAGATAGCGTCAGGCGGGGCAGCGGCAGGGATGGCGGTATCGTCCAGCGGCGGCGGTGAAGTTGTCGGAAACAGCGTAGAGGGCGGCAGCACGGCAGCGGTTGCGGTATCATCCGGCGGCAGCGGAATAAAGATAGCCCGTGCGCCTCCGAGTGAAACAGGGGTTGAGGTTTCATCCGGCGGCGGCGGAGTGCCCGTGAAGCAAAGCGGCGCAACCGCAGGCGCGGAAATATCACCGAGCGGCGGCGGAGTACACGTGAAGCAAAGCGGCGCAACCGCAGGTGCGGAAATATCACCGAGCGGCAGCGGCTCAGCTGTAAAGCAGGGCGGCGCAACCGCAGGCACAGAGATTTTATCCAGCGGCGGCGGGCTTGTTACAAAGCAGGGCGGGTCTGGAGCGCAGACAACGGTAAGCAATGCGGGCGCAGGCGCTGCAATCTGTCAGGGCGGCAGCAATTCGGCCATCACCATATCCGCCACGGGTAGCGGTGCGCCGATCATCGCGGATTACGCCGAGGGCGGAGACACAGCGGGAATAACTGTATCATACAACGGCGCAGGAACAAAAACAGGCGCGGGCGGAGAAACAGGCGCAACCGAAACAGGCGCGCACGGCAGCGGCGAAAAGACCGCGACAGGCGGCGGCGCTGTATCCATCGTCATATCTGTGTCGGGCGGCGGCGCGGCTGTAGGCGATATACCGCAGGGCGGCAGTACGGCGGGAGTTATCGTGTCTGTGTCGGGCGGCGGAGGCAAGGACACAAAAAACTGGATTGTCGTTATTAATAAAATACGGACAGCGGCAGGGACGCAGGTCAACCGGGCGGCCGATATCAAAAAGATACAGCAGAAAGTCCATGCGGATACAGAGAGCAGGCGCGGCACGATTGACAGGACTGCGCTTTATGCGCGGGTGACGATTCATTCTTTAAGGATGTGGGTGGTGTCAATGGTTATAGGCAATACAGTTAAAATGATTCTGTACTTCAAAGATTTCAGCGGCGCGATAGCGCCTGCCGTAAATGGAAAGCTTGAAATATACGAATCGGACAGCAGCTATGAATCCGGAAGGGCACCGATTGAAACTATCGCGCTGACTGTTCAGGATGAAATCGGCAGCTATACTGCGTATTATACGCCGACGGTTAAGACGGCCTATGCTCGTCTGAGCGGAACTGTGGAAGGGTACTCGGAAGTCACCTTCTTCAATTTGAACTAAGGCGGATGAGATGAAGCAGCCGCTGAGCGAAAAGCAGTACAGGCAGTGCCGCAGGTGCGTGTGGCTGATGATGGCCGACGAGATCCATCCATACTGCCCGCTGCCGCGGTGTATCAAAACGGAGGAAAAGAAGAATGCCGGAGAGAGCGCTCAGGCCGTGCAGACACCCCGGCTGCTGCGAGCTGACGAGAAGTAAAAGCGGATATTGCGCTGCGCACGAGGGCGAGTATCAGCTGCGGCAAAAGGCGGCGGCGCGGCGGTACGAGAAAAGCCGGGGCGGCAGCACGAAGCAGGGCTACACGTACCGGTGGCAGCAGTACAGCAAGCGGTACATCCGGGCGCATCCGCTGTGCGTGCTCCATCTCGACGGGTGCACCGAGCTGACCGAATGCGTCGACCACATCGACCCTCCGGACGGGCCGGGCGATCCGAGCTTCTGGGATCCGCGCAACCATCAGCCGGGGTGTATTCACTGCAACAGCGTCAAGGGGCACAGGTGCATGCGCGGTACGTACGACCCGCTGGCGGAGATGGAGAACTTACAGGCGATGACGCACGAGGAGCATGACCGGATAGGCAGGTTAGGGAGGGGTTTATGAAAGGAATTATACCAGAACAAAAAACCGTGCCGCCGATACCGCCGATGCCGCCGGTGAAGGAGCCTGCTCCTGATGCGCAGGTGAAGCGCTCAGTGAAGATTAAGCATGACGGGTACGGCACGGCGGTGATCATCGACGGCCATCCGATAGAAGGGTGCAGCAAGGTAACAGTCAGCGTAGACGTGCGCACGCGGCGGCCGGTCGTCACGCTGGAGCTGTATGCGGATGAAGTCGAGATCGACACTGACGGCGAGAAGCAGGTGCTGAAAGCGCGAAGCGGGAAGGCATCGCGGGCGAAAGCAGGGTGCGGCGAGGGGTAGGGGGGGAGAAATCTCTACAGTTTTGCGGGTATAGAACGGATGCCAACTATGACGCAGGATTTTTTCCCAGATCAAGTTTTGAAATTATATTGAGAGGATGGCACTGAGATGCCGACACCACCAAAGCCGGTACGCGTGCTGGCCGACGAGAGAAAATCACATAGGACGCAGGCGGAGCTGGCGCAGCGGAAAGCGGCGGAGGCGGAGCTGATAACCGGAAAGCACATGCAGATGTGGGCCGATGTCAAGACGGACCCGATTGCAAAAAAAGAATTTACCCGGGTAAAGGCGCTGCTTAAAAAGATCGGGAAGGACGACGCATTATATGAAGGCGTGGTGAACCGATACGCGCAGATGAAGTCGGAGTGCGTCGCGTACGAGCAATCGATAGAGGCGCAGCGCGCCATTATGGCGGAGGCGACAGAGAAGCATCAGGACAAGGCGCTGGAGTTTCTGGAGTTTGTGAAAATACTGCAGGAGGCATACGGGAACATCGCGCGGTTTGACCGACAGATACAGGCGAAGCGCAAAATGATGCTGGACATCGAAAAGGAGAACATCATGACGATCGCCTCGGCGCTGCGCTCGATACCGAAAAAGGCTGGCAGCAAAGAACAGCCGACAGGCATGCAGAAATTTATGAATCAAAGGACTGGCGGCGGCGCGTGATCGCAGATGCGTGAGAAGAGGATACTATGGATACGATAACAAAAGTGGAGATAGCGCAGCGATTACAAAGGCTGCCGGGATGCGTGAGTTTCATTAATATGCGCATCGGCGAACGCTTTCTTGTAGGGATCGACTTATCATCAAAACTGGATATTACCGGGGAGATGTTGGTAGACCGAAAGAAAGATGAATTCGATGTGGCGATATATATAGCAAAAGGGACTGGTGGTAGTGCTTGACAATAAGCGCGCCATGGAGCCGATCGAGTTCATATCGAATTTAAAGCTTGTTGGTGATTTTACCGGCAAGCCTTTTATTTTGCAGCCGTGGCAGCAGGACGTGATCTGGACCGTATACGGTACCGTTGAAGAGGATGGCAGACGGCAGTACCGGTATCTATATCTGGAGATCCCGAAAAAGAACGGGAAAACTCCGCTGGTTGCGGCGCTGGGGCTGTATCATCTGATGTGCGACCCGGCGGGCGGCGAGATATACTGCGCGGCGGCGGAAAAATTTCAGGCGGGGCAAACGTTCCGCTATATGAAGTCGATGATTGAGCAGGACGAGTACCTGAAAAAAGTGCTCAACGTCGTCGACAGCAAGCAGGAGATACACAACCCGAAAACCGGGACGTTTGTCAAGGTCATGTCGGCGGAGGCATACAGCAAGCACGGCATCGCGCCATCGGTTGTGATCATCGACGAGCTGCACGCGCATCAGAAGCGCGACCTGTGGGACTTCCTAACGTTCGCGGCGGGCTCCGCGCGCAAACAGCCGCTGTGGCTGACGATTACGACGGCGGGAGACGACCCGGACAGGAAAACCATCGGCTGGGAGATACACGACAAGGCCCGCAAGATCATGGACGGCGAGCAGATCGATCCTACCTGGTATGTGAAGATATACGGCGCGCCGGAAGATGCGGACATATACGACGAGAAGGTATGGTTTGAATGCAACCCGTCGCTGGGGATATCCATTGCGATTGAGGATGTGCGGCGGGAAGCGCTGGCGGCCAGAAACAGCGAAAGCGTGGAGCGGCTGTTCCGGTGGCTGCGATTAAACCAATGGATCGCGATCAAGCGCGTATCGTGGCTGCCGCTGACGTTGTGGGACAAGACGGTCGGGAAATGGGAAAAACACGAGCTGATTGGAAAGCGGTGTTATATCGGGCTGGACCTTGCGCAACGAACAGATTTAACAGCTGCGATGCCGCTGTTTCCTCCGCAGGATGGCATTGACGACTGGCGGTTTTTGATCAACGTCTGGATACCAATAGACAATATCGCCGACCGCGTCAAAAGGGATCATGTCGCCTATGATAAATGGCTGAAACATGAATATCTAAATGCTACGCCGGGCGATACGGTTGATTACCGCTATATAAAAGCAGACCTTCAGCGAATGTATGAGATATATGATGTGCAGTACTTCTGTGCGGACGAATGGCACCTTGAAATACTGCGGCAGCAGTTCGGCAGCGAGATAGAGAGCAAGTTTGTCGGTATATCACAGACGATTGCAGGCATGGCGATGGGTATGGGCGAGCTTGAAAGGATGTTCCGCGCAAAAGAAATCAGCCATCCGGAAAACCCGCTGGGGCGGTGGACTTTTGGCAATGTGATGGTAAAGCCGGATGGAAACGAGAACATCAAGCCGCGCAAGGATCTTGCGATTGAGCGCATCGATCCGATGGTCGCGCTGGTGAACGCCATGGCCGGGGCGATCAAAACGGAAATTAAGCAAAAGAGAGCCTATGAAAACCATGGCATCAGAATGCTGTAAGGGGAGCGTATGAATTTTATCAAAAAATATTGCGAGGATTTCTTTATACTCGCGGGCGCGGCGGTGATCGTGTATGCAACGTTCAGAATTTATGCGACAGCCGGGTTTTTCGTATTGGGCGCGGCGCTGCTGGCGATCGGCATTGCGCTTGCAAAGAATCCTCCGAAGGTAAAGTAGTATGATTTTCAGAGATATAACAAAAAACAGCAGCGTGGGCGCGTTGCCGCCCATGAGCGATGAAGGCGCGTGGATCGCGTACCTGCAGGGGCGCGGATATACCACCATGACGCCCATGAATGCGTTGAAGATTGCCACTGTGTTCAGGTGCGTCGATCTGGTCGCAAAGACAATTGCCAGCCTGCCGCTGATATTGTATCGAAAAACGGATACGGGCAGGGAAAAGGCCGACAAGCACAATCTGTACAAGCTGCTGCATATGCTGCCGAACCCGACGACTACGGCGTTTGAGTTCTGGCATATGTATATATTCAACCTGATGCTGACACGGGGGGGCTTTGCGAAAATCGTGCGGGATCGGAACGGGTTTATACGGCAGCTGTGGAATATACCCACGGCCAATGTATACGGGCCGAAAGCCAACACCGTGAACGGCGAGCGGTACATCCGTGTGGTATTGTCGGAAGGAAAAAGCGAAACGCTGCGCGAGGGCGATTTCATGTATTCGCCCGGCCTGCGGATGAACAGCGACATTGATCCGGAAAACCCGGTCACGATTGCCGCGGAGGTTTTGGGGCTGAGCCGTGCGCTGGACTCGTTTGCGCGGGACTTTTTTGAAAACGGGACGAACCTGGGCGGTTTTATCGAATATCCCAGCGAAGTATCGTCGAGTTCGTTTGAAACCTTCAAAAAAGAATGGCATGAGGCGTATGCCGGCGTGATGAACCAGCATAAATGGGCGATACTTGAGGACGGATTTAAGGTTCATGAAATCACGAAAGATCTGGACAAGAGCCAGGCGCTGGAAAGCCGGAAGCACGCGGTGATTGAGATATGCCGGATGTTCGGCGTGCCGCCTCATAAGGTGTTCGAGCTGGACAAGGCGACGTTTGATAACATCGAGCAGATCAACATCGAGTATGTGCAGGAAGCGGTCGCGCCGATGAATGTGCGGCTGGAGCAAACGATGTATAAAGACCTGCTGACGGTGAGAGAGCAGGACGTTTTCTATTCAAAGTTCAACGTCAACGCGTTGCTGCGCGGTGACACTGCCACGCGGAAGGATTACTACAACACGATGCGTCAGGGCGGCATGATGAATGCCGATGAGATCAGGGAGCTTGAAGAGATGAACCCGATAGGCGAAGAGGAAGGCGGCAAAGTATACCTCGTAAACGGCAATATGATTTCGCTGAAAAACGCGGCGAACAACCTGCCGAAATCTATGCAAGGAGCTAAGTAAATATGAAAAAGTATTATATGAACGGCGTTTTAGTGCCGAAAGGGGACAAGTGGATCTATGATCTTTTTGGGATACAGGCAACCACCTTTGAGCAGCTGCGCGATTTTCTTGAAGAGGCGAACGGCGAGGAAGTGACCGTGTATATCGACAGCCCGGGGGGGCTGATCACTGTCGGCTCAAACATATACGATGCGCTGCGCGAATACGGCGGCCAATCGACGGCGCATGTGACCGCGTGGGCGGCCTCGGCGGCTTCGTGGGCGATGCTGGGCGCGGATAAAGTGGTCGCCGCGCCGACGGCAAGGTTTATGCTGCATAACGCGACGGGCATGGCCGAAGGGGATTACCGCGATATGGAGGCGGCCGTCGGAAGGCTGAAGAACGCGAACAACTCCTTTATCAACGCGTACCAGCTGAAAACCGGAAAGAGCCGCGCGGAGATACAGGCGATAATGGACAAGGAGACGTTCTACGTCGCACAGGAGGCGCTGGATAACGGCTTCATCGACGAAATCGCGCTGAAGGAAGGCGAGGAGTTGGAGCCGCTGATTGCAGCGGCGATGCCGATGGGCGGCGTCAACATACAAAAAATGCACGAGCTTGCGATGAAGTACAAGGATGACCCGGATAAGCTGATCGAAAAGGCGAAGGCAGAGCAGGGCGAAGCGAAGCCGGGAGGAAACGGCGCGGAAGGCGCGAAAGACGATGCTGAAAGCGGGGGCAAATGCCGGCCCGTATCAGATAGAAACGAGCAGATACCCGATGCACTTATTACCCAACGACAGGAGTTCAACAGACTCCGAAAAAGACTCTACAACTAAAAAAATGAGCTGACCGCCTAAAGGGGCGGTTTTTTGATGCTCAGAAAGGGAAAATCGTATGGATGCAAAACAGTTGATCGAACTCAAGCAGGAGCGCGCGACGCTGACGACCTCTATTCGTGCCACTATTGACGAATATGAAAAGGCGGAAATGCCCGCCGAAAAGAAGGGCGAACTGGATAAAATGGAGGCGCGCTTCGACGAGATCGACGCAAAGGTGCTCCGCGAGGAGAAGCAGCTGGCGCGGGAGCGCAAGACAGGCGAGAAGCAGGACGACGAGACGGGGAAAAAGGCGCCGGATGATGCAACGAACCTGTTCAAGGAATACCTCGTCACAGGAAGCAAAAAAGCGTATGACGAATTCAACGTTCTTACGCAGGGAAATCCGACGCAGGCCGGGTACCTCGTTGCTCCGGAGCAGTTTCAGATGGAACTGATCAAGGAGATTAAAGACAATACGTTCATGCGGCAGAAGGCAAAAGTACTTGAGCCGCTGAAAAACGCGCAGTCGCTCGGATACCCCACAAGGACGGCGGGCATGAGCAGCTTCGCGTGGGGCACTGAAATTCAGGCACCGACCGCGGATTCCACGCTGGCATACGGCAAGCGGGAGTTCAAGCCGCGCCCTGGCACTTCGGAAATTCTGATTTCCAAAACGCTTGTGCGCAATGTTCCAAATGCGGATGCGATGATCCGCGAAGAGATCGCGGAAGAAATTGGCGAAGCATACGAAACGGCGTATATGACAGGAGACGGTGCAAACGGGCCTTTGGGGCTGTTTGTGGCTTCGGACGATGGTATACCGACATCGCGCGACGTATCGACCGGGAATACCGCGACGGAAATCAAGTTTGACGGCCTGATCGAAGCGCAAGAGCACGTGAAAGACAAGTATCAGGCGCGCTGCGAATGGATTTTCCACCGTCTGGCCGTAAAGCAAATCCGCAAGCTCAAAAACAGCGACGGACAGTATATCTGGCAGCCGTCTGTGATGCTTGGCCAGCCGGAAATGCTGCTTTCAAAGCCGATCAACCGTACCGAGTTTGCGCCGTCTACGTTCACGACAGGGCTGTATGTGGGCATTTACGGCGATCTTAAGTGGTACTGGATCTGCGACGCGCTGACGATGGAGATTCAGGCGCTGCTTGAACTGTATGCGCGTACCAACCAAATCGACTACATCAGCAGAGTCGAGACGGACGGCGCGCCTGTAATGCCGGCGGCGTTCTCGCGCGTACAGCTCGCGTAATAGCGGGCAAAGAAAGGAGAAAAAGCGATGATTGGTTCTTTTTTGGAAGAATGCAAGGTGCTGTTTGTGGAGAACAGCGTTGCGGCAGGGCAGGCGACGACGGTCGGTGAAGTCGTCGATACTGCCGGATGGGGAGGCGCCTGCTTTGTTTATAAGCTGGGCGCGGTGGTGAACGGCGCAGCGGCGACGCTGAAGGTTTATCAGGATACCGATGTGGGCATGGCGCATGCGGCGGAGCTTGCGGGCGCGTCGGCGGCGATTGCGGTGGCGTCGAGCGACAGCGATCAGTTTCTGATTGTGGACGTGAAGGAACCGCGCGAGCGGTATCTGCGGCCCACGATTGTGACGGCGACGCAGGATGTCGAAATCGATTCCGCATTCTGCATCCTCTATAACCCGAGGGTAAAGCCGATTTCGCAGCCGTCCACGGTGGATGACAGCGCGCTGGCCGTAAGCCCGGCGGAAGCGTAGGGGGTGCGGTATGATTCCTAACGGATACAATACGGCCCCGCACTTCCAGTATTTACAGGCCATTGCCGGGGGCGTCGGGTCGATAGGCACGACGTACTATGTGGACTGCAACGCCGGAAACGATGCAAACGACGGTTCAAGCTGGGAAACGGCATTCAAGAAGCTGTCCGTGGCGCTGGCCGCAAGCCATGCAAACATTGCGGCGGGTGCGGCGGGATGGGCGAGCAGAAACAGGATATTCTTCAAGGGGGACATCACTGAAACGGCAGACGGAGAAAACCTGACGAAGCTCGCGCAAAAGACGGATATCATCGGCGTGGGTTCGACCGACTGGAAGGCAAAGCCGCAACTGATCGGCAATCACGTGATTGGCAGCACGGTGAGCTACATGGGCTGCAGGTTCATCAATATGATGTTCAAGGGGCCGGTCGCGGCTGGCGGTGACATCTTTACGCTGACGGGCCAGCACGGCATTGAGTTCATCGGCTGCGAGTTCATGGGAGACTCTACCACGCCAGCGACTGCGGCTGTGGTAGCGACTGCCTGCGTGGGCCTGAAGTTTGTGGACTGCGAAAGCAAGGGCGCGTTTTCTGACGCGGTGATCGAGCTCGGAGCTGGGCAGGCGGATGATTTCCGTGTGGAAGATTGCCTGATACAGGGTGCAAACATGGGCATCGATATCAGCGGGTCGGCGACGTTTGTGGCGGGCAAGTACGGAAAAATCAGCAGAAACACCATCTCGACGACACTTGCGACTATCAATGACGCGGAAGGCAAGTGCTACGTGACGAAAAACAACCTGTTCACGGCGGCGGCAAAGGGCGTGGCTATGGCGGGATGTCTCGTCTGTAATGCTGCGCTTGCGCAGGACAACCGGTGCAGCACGAGCGATGCCAATAACGTGGTGTACCCGGCGGAAGGCGCGATCGGCGAGTAACGACGAGGGGCGGCAAAGCCGCCCCTGTAGGGTAAAATTATGCAAAAACGAGTGATCACGGCGGTGGCGACGGAGCCTTTGACCCCAGCGCTGGTGAAGATGCACCGCAGGATGGACTCCGGGACGTTTGAAGGGGGTACGGTGACGTACCCCTGCATTGCGCCGGGGAGCCATACGATTGCGGCGGCGTACAGCCTTGCGGGCAGCGCGGTAAATGTGCTGGGGTACGAGGCTGTCGTCAACCTGAACGCGGGAACGTGCGCGGGGACGGTGACGGCCAAGCTTCAGCACAGCGATGACACGCTGGTATGGGAGGACGTATTGGGCGGGGCGTTTACGGCGGTGACGTCGGCGAACGACAACGCGATACAGGAGATAGCCTATACCGGCGGCAAGGCTTATGTGCGGGTGGTAGCGACGGTGGCAGGGGCGGCATGCGATTTTGCGGCGGATGTCATCGTCAAAACGGGCGAGACGCAGGAGGATGAGTTTATCAGCCTGCTGATCACGGCGGCGCGGGAGCACTGCGAGAGCCATACGCGCCGGGCGCTGGCCCCGCAGACGCTGGAGGTGTGTTTGGACAGCTGGCCGTGCGGCAATGAGATCGAGCTGCCGGATCCTCCGCTGCAGTCTATCACGTCGGTGAAGTACAAGGACAGCGCGGGCGTGGAGACGACACTGACCGCAAACACGGATTACATCGCGGACACGGACAGCAACGCGGGGCGGATCGTGCTGCCTTATGGCAAGATGTGGCCAAGCGCGACTTTGTACACCGTGAACCCGATACGGATCCGGTATGTGGCGGGGTATTCGGCGGGCAACCCGATACCCAAAACGATCATGCTGGCCATGCTGCTGCTGGTAGGCCACTGGCACGACAACCGCGAGGCGGTGATCACCGGCTCCGGCGCTTTGCTGTCCAAAAAGATGGATCTGGCGGTGGACGCGCTGCTGCTGCCGCACCGTGCAAAATGGTTTTGAGGAGGCTCAAATATGAGTGGAGCAGGAGATTTAAACACGCCGCTGACGTTCCGGAGGCCGACGTATTCATTTAGCACGACGAACGAGAAGCAGGCGGCATATGACGACGCCTTTACCGTGTGGGGCGAGAAGATATCCGAAAGCGCGGCGTTGTTTGTGGCGGCGCAGAAGCGGCACGCGGAGGTATCCGTCGTGTACCGGATACGGTACCGGGGCGGGATCGCGCCGGATATGCAGTTTGTCGCCGGGCGCAGGACGTATGAGATTGTACAGCCGATCGTCGACGAAAAGGACAGGCACCAATGGCTGCTGGTAGCGGGCAAGGATGTGGTGTAAGTGCCGGAGCTGGATGAGGCCATCACCACATATCTGCTGGCGCGCACCGGGCTCACCGCACTGATCGGCAGGCGGTTCAGCTTTGACGAGCCGCCAAAGGATACGACGCTGCCGTATGTCGTCTGCAAGGAGATCAGCAACGTTTTTAACGACGATATGGACGGCAAGATCGAGAACGAAAACCCGAACTGGCAGTGGACGGTTTATGCGGTGTCCAGGGAGTCGGCGAAGGCGGTGGGGCGTCAGCTGCGCGCGGCGCTGCAGGATTACAGCGGGACGCTCAGCGGGATCACAGTGCAAAAGATCAAGCTACGCTTTGAGCTGCAATCCAAAGAGATGATCGGCGACACGCAAAGCGTGCACACGCTGGATCAGGAATATCAAATTTATTTTGAAAACGAGGAGTGATAAAGCATGAGCAAGACGATAGGGCATGGCAGCGTCTTTGAATGGGGCGGGACTGCCATTGCCGGGCTGACGAAGTTCGGCGGCATCGATATGACGCGGGACCAGGTCGACGCGACGGATATGGACTCGACGTTTGATGAAATACTCGCGGGCGGGTATATCAAAACGAACGGCATATCCATCGAAGGGTTTTTCGATTCTGCGGACGAGGGGCAGCTGGCGCTGGAGGCGGATTTCCTGTCCGGGACGATGGACGATTTCGGTATCACAATGCCGAACGCGGCAGAGATTTCGGCAGCGTCCTCGCTGATTACTGCGTACAAGATCGGCGATATCGAAAAGGACGGGTATATACCGTTTTCGGCAACGGTCAAGCCAAACGGAGCGGCGGCGATCAACCGGATAGTATCGACCGGGCTGACGACGCCATTCTTTGCGGTGAGCGAGAGCGGCGTGATTGTGCCTGCGCCTTCGGGCAGCGTCACAAAGTACACGGTGAACTTTGCCACTGAGATAACGGGTATTACGATCACGCCGACGGCGAGCGCCGGAGTGATCACGATCACGGATGAGGACGGAAACTCTCAGACGGTGACGAGCGGCTTGGCTTCGACGTCGATTGCGCTGGGCGCGGCGGGCAGCATCAAGACGGTGATGATTGCGGTGAAGGAGACGGGCAAGGTGCCTCGCGTTTATACTCTTGATCTCGTAAGAGCATCAGCGTAAGAGGACGAAAAGGTTTGTGCGGAGGGAGGGGGCGTATGTTCTCTCCCTCAGTCACCTGCGGTGACAGCTCCCTCCTCAGAGGGAGCCTTTAATAACAGGAGGAGAAAATGAGCGATAAAAAAGGCGTGCCGTCTATGACGATGGTGCTTGACAAGCCATACGAGCTGAAATTCGGGTTTTCGGCGCAGCGCAGGCACAGGGAGCGGTTGGGAGAGAGCATTGAGCAGGCCGTTGCGAAAAACGGCGGGTTT